GGGAGATTTTAAGTTTGCTTGGAAGCCCTACCGCGTCGTCCGTGCCGAACTACGCTACCCCGTCAAGGGGAAGGGGAGGAAAGACAATGCCTAAAGTTAAGATGTGGGCGGTGTTCGGGAGAAACCACGCACTCGGCAATAATTCAGTTTTTATGACTCAGCGACTGGCCGAGGAGAGCATGAGAGGGCGGCGAAATCTCATTGCCAGTTTTGGTGATATTGCCTATTTAACCGTAGAGCCCGTCACCATCACTTGGGCTAAGCCCGCCCCCGCGAAGGAGAAGTGATGACGAAACTGTTGATTGAGGTTGAGTGCGGGAAAAAATTATGCGGAAGACCCTGCCTAGTTTCTTATGGTAATTGCGACGCCTTTAAGACCGACAAATTCTCTGGGACTCTCCTTGAATGGAATGAGAGGGGGTGCTGGTGGGAGCGTTGCCCCGCCTGCCTCGCCGCCGAGCAAGAAGCGAAGGAGCTAAGCTATGACCATGATTGACGCCGAGCGGGTGAAGGAACTGGAGGCGAGGATTTGTGCGAGCATGGGGGAAAGGCCGGGGCCGGTTATTTCGACGAACGATATGCCCGACCTCCTCGCCATCGTTGGCGACTACTCCACGTTCAAGGCCGAGAACGAACAACTCAAGGAAAAGGTGGAGGCGTTCCGAGATACGAGGGAGTCTTGGCAACTGGCAGTCGAAGGAAGGATGAAAGCCGAGGCCGAACTCGTTGCCCTGCGATTTGAACTCAAGGTGGCGCAGGAAACCGCCGAGGGGATGAGCCAGCAAGCATCGGCGGCGGGAGCGTTGGGGGCCGCCGTCATTCGGTTGGAGGCCGCCCTCGCCAAGCAAGCCCCGCTGATCGAAGCGGCGATGGGGGTATCGAGGGAATCCCTGCGTCAATGCTGTTTGTATTTCGAGGAAGAAAGTCTTCTCCGCCTATCCCGCGCCGCCCTTGCGCTGAGAGAGGAGAAGATTTGAAAGCGCTATCGATGACGCCGCCGTTCGGCCAGTTCGTCCGGGACGGGAAAAAAACGATAGAAACGCGGGTATGGAAGCCGCCGTATCTCGGACCCGTCCTTTTCGTCTGCGCGAAGAAACCCCCAAGCCCCGAAACGGGCATGGCCCTCTGTGTCGCCGAGGTGACTCACTTCCGCAAGATGGTTGAGGCAGACGAGGTGGCCGCATGTTGTTCCATCTATGCCGGGGCATGGGCCTGGATTTTAACCAATGTTCGGCGTATTAAGCCGTTCCCGGTTAGGGGTCAACTTGGCCTTTTCAATGTGCCGGATGAACTCATTATTTACGAGGAGAGGAGTCCCAAATGAACGAACTAACCAAAGAGCAGATGCGTCAATTTATGCGGGAATTAGAGGCAGACCTTTTCGTCCAGACTCCCGAGGGGCCGAATGAGCCGGATTATTTGAAGGCAGAGCGCAAGAGAACGGCTCAGTGCTTCTCGGCTATTAACGCCCTCATCGAGTCCTCGGGAGAGAAGGAGAGCGGCACAGACAAGATAATTAGCGATATCCATGTCTGCAACATTGCCCACACCCCGGGTGAAGTGAACAAGGAATTTCAGAGAAGAATGAAACAAATGGGCCCAGACGGAAAACTAGAAAAAACTCAAGACTGCCTACATTACGGCGATTCTCCCGCCCCTTTCCCCGCCCAAACTATTAAGCAGAACTTAACGGATGGCCCGTCCGCAGAGGACGAACTAGAGGAAGATGACCTTATACCATTGACTCCCGGAGAACTAGAGGCACTTAAGAACCCCGCCCCGCCCGTAGAGCGTAGAGAGGGGCATTGTGCGCTCAAGTATGACGAGGCTACGCGAACGATAAAGACCTTCGACCCCAACCCGGCACCTCTCCCGAAGGAGGTCGAGGAGGCGATGGGGAGAATGGCCGGAGCCATAGCAGGAGATTATTGCTACCTAAAGAACGCCAAGTATGAGAAGGCGCAAGTGGAATATGACGCTGATCGCGCCGCCCTCGCCGTCATCAAGGCCGCGCTCAAGCCCAAGGTCGTGACGAGGGAGTGGGTGGAAAAATTTGTCACAGATAACCACCTTTGGGGTGCCGGGCTGAGGCCGTTGCTCAAAGAAACAATCATAGCGGCCTTCCGCGAACGAGGCATCGAGGTCGAGCCGTGAAACTCGACCGCGTCGCCAAGGTCGGTTAGGAAAGCATGACCGCCCCCCAGTCTGCCCTCTTTAAGCACCGTAAGGCCCGCGGCATCCGTCAACTGGACCTTGCGCGGTTGGCCCACGTCGCTCAGGCGGATCTCGTGTCATTCGAGAAGGGGAGGCGACTCCCCTCCATCGGCCAAGCGAAGCGGATCGCCCTGGCCCTCGGATTCAAAGTCAAGGCGTTATTCACCGATGGATTCCGAGAGGAGAGCAAGAACACGGGACGGCCAATCAGGAACTACATGCCGCCGGCGCCGGTCCCGCGCCCGAGTATCGATCCGCGTCCGGTCGGATCGCGCCGCCTCATCTGCCCCCACTGCGGGGCGTCTAGTTACAGCCTGTTCGAAGGCGATATCCCGGGGCTGGCATTCAAGTGCTTCTCATGCGGGCGGGCGTTTGGGATGGACGGGAGCATGGCGGAGACGGTAACGCCGAAGGCCGTGCACGACAGGCCGTGTTATGCCAGGGACCGGGAGGATTCGCTCGTGACGAAAGACCGGAAGTCGGCCGGCCAGCGGAGACGGCACGCCAGGGAAAGGGCAGAGGCTAAACAATGAGGGTTAGGGCCATTGTTCGATTCAAGAACGATAACTTCGCCCAGGCTAGGAAAGCGGCCGGATTTCCGACGATAACGGCACTTAGTTTGGCTACTGGAATCTCTGCGGCAACACTTTGTAATTATGAAAATTTTAGAGAATATCCACGGACCCGTCCCGGACGAGCGGGGCGACCAATATCTAAACATGTCTCTATTCTTGAAGCCGCTTTACACCTGCCCATTGAAATGCTTTTCGATGAATTCTATCAACAAGCTGTCGACGAAAAACGCGGACGACCGATTGAGTTTATAAAAGATATTTTGGAATTGCCGGAATGGGCGACTCTAAAGGGTCTCTTGCCCGCATATGACAAAGAGGCTGAATTACGGGAACAAGTCGGAGAGGCCCTGAAATCGCTGACGGATCGCGAGGCCTACGTCCTCAAAATGCGATTCGGCCTGGAAGACGAGGACGAGTACGGCTTGAAAGAGGTAGGCGATCAGTTAAACCTTTGCAAGGAGCGTATCAGCCAGATCGAGCGCAAGGCCCTGCGCAAGCTCCAGCATCCGAGCCGCGGCCGCAATCTAAAATCCTTCTGGAGATAAAATTTTAATTGGAGGTTTATTATGAAAGATTTTCTTTCGCGGGAATGGAAGGCCATCAAGGGGATCCGATGGGGTTGGGGGGCACTCTTCGCCGCCTACACCATCATCGTTTACCTGAGACTCGTCGACGTATTCGGCTCGACCCTCCTGGGGACGGTCCTCCTTTACGTCACGCTCTGCGTCGTCGCGTCGATCATGCGACGCAAATCATCGTAGGGACCGAGTGCACCCGGACCGACGGGAAAATCGGCGGAGGGAGGGCTGGAGGGTAAGGAAATTTTTGAAAGGAGAAACGGCATGGGAGACCTTGGAACGAAGGCGCGGAAGAATTTCCGCGCCGAACTCAGCGAGGAGCTGGTGCAGACCGTGGAGTTCGGCCGGAAGGTCGCCGAGATGGCGGAGGCTGTCAACCTGAGGCTTTTCGGACCGCAGTCGACGCCCGAGCTGTCGAAGTCGTCGTCGCCCCCGGTCAGCCCGGACGCGCCGCTCGAGTCGATCTTCATCGACGGGATCCGGTCCGTCAAGATCGCGCAGGAAGAGACGGGAGCGACCCTGCAGGATATCCTGAACCGTCTCTAGGCTTGTCCACTGGCATCGCGGGATCCTGCTGGCCCGCCCTGTCGCTGGCCCGACAGGTTGCCAGCCATCCCGGGGGAAAGGGCGGATAGACGCCCGGGATAAATTTTATAACAGGAGGAAAGACAAATGGATGAGGCGAAACAGGAAAAGCTAAACAGGGTGGACGGTCCGAGGATTGCGGCAGTTCGGGAGCGGGAGATCCCATCGGTAGGGATCATGCGGGTCGGGGAACACTACATCGTCCATGCCGGATGCAAGACAGCGGTGTTCCACTTCCCCTCAGAGGTAGGCGTGTTTCTTGAGGGTCTTTTGAGGGATTGGATCCAAGAAAACCTGGCGAGGGGCGGCACCGGGGCCGTCGAGACCGAGAAGAGCCCCGTTGAACTCCGCGCGGTTTTGGCTCGGGAGAGGCTATAAGGAGGGGAGCATAAAAGGCGAATGGGTTATCTTCTTCATCGCCCTGGCTTTCTGTGCCGGGACGGTTTTGGGCTTCATCATAGCCTCATGGTTCGCCAAACCCCATTACCGCTAGGATAGCCCAGGACTGGACGAAAAGGGAGGGGAAGGAAGATGCGGACAGCTTCTAAACGTGCCGTTGTAACGCGTGGAACGGCAAAAGCGGGCCAAAAGAGCGTAGGCTCGACCCCTTTCCTTGAATGCCCCAATTGCCACCGCAAATTCAAGCGCAGGAAGAAGAACCAAAAGTTCTGTTCCGCGGGTTGCCGGGTGAAGCATTGGCAGTTCTCGAACGCAGGGCAGCGGATAATCGCCGACCATGAGGAACGGCTTCGGGCCATCGAAGCGAAACTTGGAATAAAGGAGAAATTATGATCGTCAGAAAAAAACCCGTAACCGTCGAGGCTCATAAATGGACGGGTCTCAATATCGGCGACACCTGGGTCTTCATGGGATGCCCATCTGGAGGGTTGAACGTCATCCCAGACCAAAAGGACCTCGTCCTTATGATTCCGACACCCGTAGGCATCATGCTTGCCCGGCCCGGCGATTGGATTATAAAGGCCGGCGGGGGTAAGTTCCATCGCTTTAAGCAGGACATCTTCGATCAGACCTATGAGGTGGTATGACGACCTTCACCTTCACCATCCCGGCCATTACGCCGTCCAACAACAAGCTCGTCAAGGGCCGGACCCATTGGTCGAGTTACCGACGGATGAAGGAGGATTGGTTCTACCTCCTCAAACTCGGGAGCCAGGATCTCGATATTCCCGCGGCCGCAGATTTCGAGAAACGCAAGGTCGAGGTCATATCCTACCGCCTCGCCCTTCTTGACCAGGACAACCTCGCCGGCGGGATGAAACTCTTGTGGGATGCGATGGTCGACGCGGGCTATCTCTACGATGATGGGCCAAGTTTTCTGGATGCGCCGAAGCCGGTCCAGGGCGTAGTCCATAAGCGGAAGGACCAACGGACCGAGGTCAGACTGACTATTTTCGAGGAGGGATCATGAACCGAAAAGCGAATTACATCATCGTCGGATATGACCGCCACTATCCAGGCACCCCGCTCGTTATCAAAGACGTCGGGCCGTGGGATCAGCACCCGTCGGTTACTAACGATGCCGAGAATGTCGTCCGGAGCCTAGTCGCCCAAGGGTATCTCGCGGGGGGCCGGCGACTACTCTACTACGATTCAGATGGCCGGCTGGATGAGCTCCTGGTCAAGGATGGCCAATTCGTCGGCTTCGCGCTCGGGCCGGAGGCGAAGGCATGAAGAACTATACGAGTTCCGTTCCCGTCGAGATCACGGTCATGCGGATCGAGAAGATTCTCGCCAAGAATTACGCTACGCAAGTCGCCAAGGAATATAAGAACGGCGAGGTTCACGCGCTGACGTTCTCTGTCCATAACCCGACAACCGGGAAAGACTCGAGGATCCGTCTGCCCGTGGAGAAGAAGGGGATCATCGCGGCCCTCAGCAATCAATATAAGCGGAGGATTTCCGCCTCCACCAAAGCGAGAATCGAGGCTCAGGCCAACCGGACAGTATGGAAACTGTGGCAGGATTGGCTGGAGGTTCAGATGAGCCTAGTTGAAATGGAACAGGCCGAATTCGTCCAGATCTTCCTCCCGTATTTCTGGGACGGCCGGAGGAGCTATTACGAGATGGTGAAGGGGGATGGATTCAAAATGCTACCGGAGGCGAAGGAGCCAAAATGAGACAACCCTTCTACGGGAAAGACCACAAGGAAGAGATCGAGAAGCTACGGGCCCTCCTCGTCGCAATCAAGCCCCTCAAGGATATCGTCCCGGAGCACCTCTACGAAGAGATCCGCTACCGCCTTGCCGCCGGGTCGATGGCAGAGCAGGAGGCCGAGTTTCTTCAAGACAGGCGACGGATGACCGTGTTCAAATTTTTGGAGGGGAAGACCTTGGGCCTGGACGACATCTAGGAGGCGTCTTGAAAAAAGAAAAAAAATGGGTTTACTACTGCGACTTCTGCAAAAAGCGGGGCCTCCGATCGCTCAAGACACACGAGGCTCATTGCACGCTGAACCCCGGGAGGTCCTGCCGGCTATGCAAAAATAAGCCGGATTATCCGGTTCGCGTAGATAAACTCCCGTTCACCACGGAAGACGCGGAGGTTGGCCACCACTGTGAGGTCAACGGGGCCGACCTCATGGACTTGGCTCAGAATTGTCCGATTTGCGCCCTGACCATCTTTCGCCTGTTCCTGAAAAAAAGGCATGAGGACTTCTGGAACATCAAGACGGACTTTGACTACAAGAAGGAACTCGAAGCCTGGTGGGCTGACGCGAATGTGCGTTCCGAGAGAGACAGCTACTACTAACTACTTCTTTCTAGGCTTCATGCCGTGTTCCACGCCATACATTAGCCTCATGTGAGCGATAGCTTTCTCCCGGCTATCTGACGCCCCCTTGTCCTCGCCGGTCTCCTTGTTATAGACATGAAACTTGTTACCCTTCTTCCTGATTTCATACGGCATGGCTACCTCTTGTCTTTTCCGTTGTCGACCATTTTCTCGATTCTATCGAGGGTTTTCTTGACGCCAGCCAGTGACTCCTTGAGGGCGGAGACCTCAACGGGCAGGGGACGAAGGGAAATAATGACATCCTCGAGCGCGGCAATCTTCTGGGCCTGAGCGTTCACCTGGTCGGCGAGCTTCCCGCTGCCAACTGCGGGGAGGATGATTTTATCGATGGCGAGAAAGCCAAGGGTTACGATAAGTAGGAATGCCTGAAGGCTTCTCCACGTCCGGTTATCCCCATTTTTTGCTACTATCATATTTCACCTCCCTACTTGAATATCAGCGACAAGCCTGCGAAGACCGGCGGTTCGACAAGGGCGATGACCTTCCAGAACTTCCCACCGTAGAGTTTCTTCTCAAGGCCGAGCCGGAGCGAATCAGACCAGAGCCGGAGTGCATGCTCTCTCTCGTAGGCAGCCCAGGCCTCTTTGAACTGGACGTCCTTCGCGTTGTACTTGGCAATCCAGTCTCCCTTCGCCATGCGCTCCTCGTCGATTATGCTGACAAGAGTTAAGATCTGCTTTTCATAGCCGACGCAACGTAACTCGAAATTCTCCACAAGGGCCCGGACCGCGGGGTTCGCGTCGATGACAGCCTGGGCGTTCGCTTTGAGGACGGCCATCTCTCTGGTCAGAGCCCCAATGCGAACAGAGTTCGAGCCGGCCTGGGATTCGAGGTCATCAATCCTGGTCTCCCGACCCTCAAGCGTCTTGTCCCTCTCGGCGATCGTCCGGTTCTTTTCGGCGATGATCGCCAGGGCCGCGCCGACCTTCTGTTCCTGGGTCTTGACATCGGCGTCGTATTTCGCCCGCTCGATCCAATAGGCCTTGTTCGGGCCACAGGATTTAAGGACGATGCCAGCGCCGAGGGCGAAGCCGATGATAGCGACCAACAGGGTTTTCTTAGACACTCTCGGCCTCCTTTCCCAGGTCGGGGGGCGGCGGGCAGGGTACGGGGATCCCCGCGGCCGCGGCCTTGATAATGTTGAGCGCATCGCCGGCCTTCGCCTTGGCCGCGTCGACGTCGAGCTTGTTGTTCTCGACCTTCATCTTGAGCATCGTTGCGCTGATGGCCCAAATCGCGGCCTCGCCGGCGATGAAGTTGTCGGCCATCGGCTTGACCCACAACGTCAACACCGCGTACAGCATGGCAGCAGTCATGGCGATGATGTAGACGGCGCCGTCGTTGACCTTGAGCCGGAACGACAGGTTGAGATTATGCCAACGCATCTGTACCATTTTTACCTCCGAAGCAGGTCGATGAATTTAGCCCAAGGAAAGAGCTTCCCCGGGCAGGTCTTCGCCGCAACCTCCGAATGCCGGCGGACCTTCTCAATCGGGATTCCGTAGAGATCCATCCAGAAGCGGATGAACTTCGCGCCGCGCTCAAGCATCGCAGCTGGGGGTTCGCCGAGGTCGAAGTTGCCGATGAAGACGAAACCGAGAGACCCCGCATTATGCCCAGCTCCGGCGTGAGCTCCTTGCTCGTTCCAGAGCCGACCGACGAGAATCTCGAAGTACAGAACCCCACCGCTCTCAACGAGTTCGATACCGGCGTGATAGCCGATATCCTTCCAGGGCCCGTCTGCCGGGCCGCCCTGAATTGCCGGCGTCATGTGGTACTTACGGATCGCTCCCCAGGAGACCGTCGGCCCGTCTTTCGTAAGGCTGTGATGAATAAATATCTCTTGAACTACCATTCCTCTTCTCCCATGTTTCTATTCTCGAATGTCCTCTATTCGCTTCCTTATCTTCTCGAGTTCATCTTGCAGCCAGGTCGCCCGCTCCTCTGCCTCGGCCTCGTCCTTCGGCGGCGTGGCCTTGTTGGCCTGCTTGAAGACATCGAGCATCTGGGTCATCTCATACATGAACCGGCGGTCCTGGGTCGACCTTATGTAGGGGATGGAGTAGAGCCCCATGAAGAGGCCTCCGACCTGGCCGAGGTCTTTCTGGAGGGCCGCCCAGGCCTTGCGCTTACTCAGGTTCCCCTGGCCTTGCTCGGGGAGCAGCTCGGTGATCCTGAGGACCCGGCGGGTCGCGTAGAGCAGGGCCTTCTTCCGGCCCTCGAAGGCCGAATCCCACGGGTTCCAGACCGGCGTCCCATCCATCCGCTTATTCGACAGGACCTCGAGACCCATCACCCACATCGGATGGAGCTTCCAGGTCAGCCGGTCAAACATCGTCTTAGCCTTATTCTCGGCCTTGCCGACGAGCCGGAGGTCATTGAGGTAACGGATGATGACGTTATCCGGGGCGGCCATGTGAACGACAAGTTCGCGCTCGTTCCCCTCCTCGTCTTCGACCGTCTTCGACCATTTCAGGCCCCAGACGTCGGTCTTGTAGCCGAGTTTGTGCATCAGCATATTCTTCAGAACGAGTCCGCCCGTGAGAAAGACCGCCCCCTTGGCCATCTGCCGGAGATACTTCGCATCCCCCGTTTTGTCGAAGAGGAGCTTCGGCTTGGCCATGATCTTCGCGCCCGCCACGACCATCTCGCCCTGCGCTTTGAACATGGCGATTGTGAAAGAGGGCGTGAAGAGGACGGTGTTGAGGATCTTCCGCGTAGCCGGCGGCAGCGTCGCATAGTCGCCCCCCGTGAGGGCCGCGAGCTGGGCCGACTCCCGCTGCGAGAACCCTTTTTCCCGGAGGTAGTTGTAAGAGGCCATCTTGAAGAAATTTTCCATCTTCCAAGCGGCCATCAGCGACCAATGGTAGGGATTGATCTTCGTCAGGACCTTCTTCAGGACGGGGTCATCGCCGATGATGGTCTTCGCCCTGGCCTCGGCCTGCCGGAATGTCGGCGAGAACGGGTCAGGGAACGCGCCCCAGTAGTTCGCCTCCCAGTAGTCCGGCGTCTTGTGCATCATGTCCTTGACGGCCTTGCTGAAAACTTTCGGCATCTTCAGGGTCGTCACGGCTCCGGTCCATGCCGTCTGGATAAGGGAGTATTGCGAGAGGTTAAGCGGGTTCCAGAATTGGGCCATCTTGACCGTCCCGAGAATCGCTCCTACCGTCGGGGGCTTCCATCCCCGCTTGAGGTAGTTGGTCTCCAGGAAATCAAGCATCTCGGGGTTCATCCGGTAGCCGGTGAGGCTCGGGAAAGACCGATGAGAAAGGCGCGGCCATGTCTCCGGGGCCTCGTCGGCCGGGAGGATTAATCCGTCCCTTTTGCCGGTCTTGATGATCTCGCCAAGGGCGATCTTGTGGCCGGCCTTGTGGGCGTACATCAGCATAATGCGCCGCACGTCCAGGTCCCCGGGCTTGATATGGCCGTCGATGAGAAGTTTGTTAGCCAGCCACTCGATGTCGAGCGTCTCGCGCTTTCCGAAAAGCTCGCTCAAGACGCCGGGGGCCTTTTCCGGTTGGGCGTCCATGAAAGCCTCGAGCCAATAGCGGGGGATATGGACATACCGCATCCCGGTCGACTCAAGGAATCCGATCGCCCTGGCCCGCTCCTTGATTTTCTCCTTTAAGGCGTCGGAGTTCCTGGCCCCGCGGCCGACCCTTTCCTTGTAGTCCTGGATCTCCGCCTTCATCCGCCGGATGGCACTCAACGGCCAGGGATCCTCGATGACACCGGCGGCCCGGAGGCGCGGGACGTAGTTGTCGAAGAATGACCGGACGGCCCGGACGACGGGACCGAACTTAGCTTTCTCCGCATCGGTCAGGCTGGCGAATGACTTGGGCTTCGAGGCCAGGACGAAGATCCGCTGGTATTCGGCAGGGGAGAGGTCCTTGCCACCGTTGGCCCGCTTGGCTATCATCTTGAGGTCCTTGACGGCACCCTCGGCCAGTTCGAACTCCCGGTTTTTCCTGGTGTGATAAAGCTTCGTTGCCAAGCCCGTGTCCTTGGCCTTGAGGCGATTGAATAGGGCCTCGACATCGAATTTCTCTGCGATCCTGGCTATCCTCTCGCGGATTGATTTCGACACGGGGAGACCGGCGAAAAGCTCCCTCTCTGTGTCCTTGTCTCCGAGTAGATCATCCTCAGCCTTCCGGTTTGCCGCCGGGGCCTCATACTCCACCCGCGTCTCATCAAGCCAGTCCATCGTTTCTTTCGCTATATCGAGTTCTTTCGGCCCCGTGACGCTTTCGGCCTTGGCGTTGAATGTATCGCCGAAAACGATCTTATCCTCGACGCCTTTCTTCTTAGCGTAGGCCTCAAGTTCTGCCCGGGATTCTTCTGAGTAGTTCCCGAGGGGCCTTTCCGTTCCGGTCGGATCCTTCATATAGAGCTTGAAGGCCTTGACCTGGCGCCCAGGCGTGGCTTCGGCGGCCTTGTCGTATTCCTCCATCTGAGACTTATACCAAGCCTCGAACTCGTCCGGCTCGGTCGGCTTGTCGGCCCCGGGCTCCTGGACCTTGATGTCCTCGCTGGTCTTCAGCAGCTCCGGCTTCATCGGAAGGGACCCGGAAAGCTCGTCGTCGATGGAGAGCTGGGCCTCCTCGGACTTCGGCTTGCCGAACTCGGGGACCTTGACATCGCCCCGCTCGAGTTTCCCCTCGCCGGCGGCCGCACGCTCCTTCAGCCTGGCCCAGGTCTTCCCTTCGGGCGACTGACCGTACTCGGCGACCCATCCCTGCGTGATGAGCGGGTTCACGTCCCGGCGCATGGATTCCTGGTCCGGCCACGTTCCGATCCCGCGGTTGTCGAATCCGGGCGGGTAGGTCCTCTCGACCTTCCCTGGTTCGAAGAGTGTCGGCTGGGCGGCCTCGGCCTGTATTGTGGGGGTGACGAATGACTCCCGGGAGAGGGCGAACTCGCCAGGCTTTTTGGCGACCCTGGCAACGGTAGGCGTGATGTCGGGATAGTCTGCCAAAACCTCGGGCGGGACCTCCTCTCCGGCTCTCAGGGCTTCTTCGACAGACGCCCGATGGATGTCCTTGGCCTCGGCCGGGTCGAGAGAGAATTGACCTTCCTTCCGAGAATCGTAGAACTCGGCGATAGTCTTTCGCCAGGGCTGGTCTGCCGGGGCCTCTCCGGACTCTACCCCAAACTCCTCCGGCTTGAAACTGGTCGATACCATGTCATCGACGCGGTTCTTGAGCTCGGCCATCGCATCGGCCTCGGAGACCTTCCCGTCCATGACCTCGCGGGCGAGCTCCCTGGCCTTTTCGCCATCGTAGTAGGTGTCGTCCAGGAACTCCTCGATATCGATTTTCTTGAGGAGCCCGTCTTTCTCCATGCGGTCGAGGAGTTCGTTCCGCTTGAGGTTCTCGCTTCGCGTCCGGCGGAGGCCCGCGGCGTCGAAATGATTATCGACCGATTCAAGCACATCCTTTTCAAGGTCGGCCGGGACGTCCTTGCCGTTCAGCCACTCGTTGAGGCCCCGCTCCAGACCCTCTTCCAAATGCCGGGCATTCGACTCACCTTGGAAATCACGCTCGTCCTCGACGTGCTCCATTTCTTTATAACTGTAAAAGTTCCCTCGGCCGAAAGCCTCATCGTTAAGGGCCGCGACGAACTCATTAAAGTCTTCTTCCTTTATCCGCCCATCTTCGGCGGCGGCTTCAATGAGTTCATCGACTGTCTTTCCGCCCTTCCGTCGGAAGAGCCTCTTCCAGGTCTTATCCTCGAGGAGGTTCTGGAACTCACCTTTCATCCTGCGGGATTCTAAGTTATCGAGCGAGATTCCGCCCTCCCGCCGGATCCATGTCAGCATGGGATTCTGTGTCGGCGGCCTAAGTGTTTTGCGGCGGGACCCGCCGACGGTGGCCTTCACCATGCCCGACTCGGGCTTTGCCTTGGCGGCGGGGGGAACTGGTACCGGGGCGGCGACGGGAGGAGCGGCGGCCGCTGGGGCGGCGGGGGGCGTCTTCGGCGGCTCGGGCTTTTTCAGTCTTCCGGCGACGTCCCTCAAGATCGTGTCGTCGCCTCTCAATCCAAGGGCCTTGGCGAGCTCCGTGTAGGCGGCCATGTCGCTGTCGTTGGTCGGGTCGTAGGTGATCCTGAAGCGGGGGTTGGCCCAGGACTTGAACCCATCCACGTCGAGCTTCGCGGCTTCCTCGGGAGCGAGCATCTGATTGACCATCGGCGGGGCGGGCGGCTTCGGCTTCTCGGCCTTCTTCCCTTTCGCGGGGGCCTCGGGCTTTGCCGCGACCGCGGGGCCTCTCTGGGCTTCGAAGAAACCGGCAAGTTCCGCCGGCGTCATCCTTCGGCCGAGTTCCTGCTCACGGTAGCCAAGGCGGAGGAGGATATCCTCGGGAAATTCCGTCCCGACGACCTGCCCCGTCTCCGTGACTTTGAAACGTGCCGGGGTTCCGGCCCGGATGGTTTCAGGTCGGGCCGGGGGAAGAGCGGACGGCCTTTCTTCCGTAACTCCCATCATCTCCCTGAAGAGCGGAATCATTTCCGGTTTATTAAGCATGGCTTGTAGGGCGGCTGGGTCCTGACCAGACTTTTTAAAGAGCTCCATGACCGATGCGAACTTGTCCTTGAGGCCGATGAACTTATCGAGCATGGCCTTCGGGCCGCCGTATTGAGCCATGACTTCCGGCGTGATCTCCGGCGTAAGCGTCTGGAGGACCTTCATCGCGGCATTATCATCGACCCGCTTCTGCCACTTCGGGTATCTTTCAATGAACTCCCGAACCGTGACCTTTTCCTTTCCTCTCGCCCCACTCAGGCCGAGGCCCGCCCACGTCAATCCGCCGACGACTCTATCTTGGACTCCGCCCGGGGTGATCGCCGCGCCCATGCCGAACCATGTCGGGAGCTGGACTCCCGAGGGAAGGAGGCCGACGGCGTGGATCATGGTCTGAAGCATGGCCCCTTCGATACCTCCCAGGACCACCCCCTCCGCGGTTCCTTTCTCTGCTAATCCCCTGGCCGCACCGACAATAGGGAGAGCGGCCGGTCCGCCCATCATATAGATTGGGACGTCGACGCCGGCCTGACCGAGGCCTTGATAAACCTGCCGAATGACCTCCGTGACCTTGTTCTCCGTCATGGGGATACCGGCCGCGGCGTGAGCCTGAGCCTGTTTCGTTAAAGCATCTCTGGCGGCGCCGAGGAACTTCGCCTTATTGTTCTTGAGCCACTCATCGAGCGGGCCGAGCTTCTCGAACATCGCCATCTTCGCTTCTCTGATTTGTTGAGGCGTCATGGACTCCGAGCCAGGAACGGGAGCCTTGACTATGTGGCCATAGAGGCCCTGATATTCCTTCGTGAGCCCCTGCTCGGAGAGTTTGTCGAGAAGGTCCATCCACCCGGCGAGGCCTTGGTATCCCCCTGCGCCGATGGTGTGAACGGCCTGGCCCGCGCCCTTGAGGATTCCGTCTAATGCCCCAGGCGTTTTCTTTGGGGATGGGATGGCCCCAGGCCGGAGCATCTGATAGTTCGAGGGGTAGGCCGTCTCAAGCTCCTGGAGGAGCCTCTGCATCCTGGCATCGGCAGCAGGGTCGACGACGGTCTTCTTTTTTTCAATCGTCGTCCCCTGCGGAAGCCCCTGGCCGGTCTTCGACTGGCCAAGTCCCGGAAGGATAGGCTCCGCGCGGTATGCCCCCTCGAGCTCCTCGAGGATCCGCTGAAGCCTATCCTGCTCGCCGAGTTGCATCACTCCACCTTGCCCGTCTGAATTGCCTGGATCAGGGCCATCGCCTGTTTCATCAGTTTTTCGTTGGGGGCGTTGCCTTTCTCATTGGGCCTCTCGAGGACCTTCTGGAGGCCGAATACGAAGTCTGGGTCGTAGCCGAGGAAGAGCAGGTCATACCAGGACGGGAGTTCGCCCTTCGTCGCATAGCGGGTGAGGATGGCCAGGCCGGCCTTGAACATCTCCTGGGGGGCCTTGATGGGGCTCTCGATACCGGCCGATACCGCCGCGGCGGCAATCCTCCGGTTGGCGTTCTTGATGCTGGCCTTGAGAGCCTGCGTGGCGTCCGCTGATAGCCCGAAGATATTGCCGACCCCGCCGTACTTCAGGATGGACGCCTCTCTGTCGTTCTGCGCCTCTTTCATCACGGCGGCCGCGTCCTTCGCCCCGCCGCCCTTAACCTCTTTTTCTTTGACCGCGAGTTCCTTCTCCCGGATTCCCAGGCCCCTCTCTTCGAGGTTGTATCCCCTTTCCGTCAGGCCTTGCCGTCCGCGTTCGAGCCCACTAGACACCGACCCCTTGACCACGTCGAGAGGGATGTCTCCCTTGACTCGGCCAACAACGGCCCGAAGGGCCTCGGGGGAGATTTTCTCGCCGGTCTGGAATTGATTGTAAATGTCGACGAGGTTCTGCGTCACAGCGTCAAGCTCGGCGGGAGCGTTGGGGAGTTCCTCGATCCCCGTCGTGAAGCCTGGGAGGGTGGTTTTCAGGGCTCCCGGCATGCGGTACTGACCACCCGGGACAGTCTCGAAATACTGAGAGAGAGATCTCGCCAGCGTCTCCTTGATGGCGTTGGACGTAGACTGATCCTGGAGGCGGCCCTGCGATGCCTCCCTCGCAGAGAGTTCCTGGAGGTTGCTTTCAAGCCAGTGTCGGATTTGTTCGCGCTGTTGCTTCTCTTGGGCGAGGAAGGGCAGTATCCGGCTTAACGTCGCGCCGAATCTTCTGAGGTCAGGCATGTCTCCCTCCGTTTACCGATTAATTAAGTAAGGCAAGTACGCAAGCCCGGACATGTCCGTCCCCCCGCCCTGGCCATATTGCGTTTGCACGGCGGCGGCATAGGGATTTATTGCGGCCGCCTGCTGGCCGTAAAGTATCTGAAGGAGCTGAAGGAGCATCTGGATGTCCGTCCGTCCTTCGCCCCGCCTTGCGAGGTTCATGCCTTCGACTCCGGCCTCGCCCCCCATGAGCAATCCGAGGCCGCTGCCAGCAGCATTGGCCGAGGCGATGGTCTCGGAGGCCTTCCGGCGCATCTCGTCGATCGCCACGTCCCGCTTCGCGCCGGCTACATCCACGTCGTAGCCGCGCTCGATCTCTCCAGTCCTGGCTTCCTCGATGCCCGACCCGAGGAGTCCTTGCCTGGCCATGCGAACCCGCATGGACTCGACCTCGGGCTTCTCCCCGGCCCGGATCTTCTCGGTCATCTGATTGATGACGGCGTTCCTTTCCTGCGGGGACATCCCCGCCGGGTACTGCGTGAGCGACCCAACCTTCGAGCCGTATCTCGAGAGAAGGTCTTTCAGTTGTGGGGAGTAGCTAAAATAGTTGAGATTTCTGTCGAGTAGGGCCATGTTGTCCTCCTCATGTTCCCGACGGCCAGCCCCAGCCGCCGCCGCTGCGACTCATCTGGTTCATCACGGCTTTGAGCGTAGCCTCATCCACTTGTGGGAGATTGGGCGACATATACATGGGTTGAGAGGGCTTCAAATATTTTAGGAGTTGCGTCATGTCCCTCTGCCCTCGGTTCTGCCCGAAAAGCGCGGGGATCAGCGCGAGGAGCAGGGTGAGCGGAAGGGTCGCCCCACCTGACGCTCCCGCTCCGGCCGCTGACCCGAAAAGGTCGGTTGTCCCCGTCCCCCCGAATGTCGATGTCAAATCTAAAAGTCCAGGTCCAAGTGTTGGCATCTTATCCTCCTCATTTCGACGGCACGACGCAACCGACTGCCTTGATGGCGACGATTTGCGCGTCGACGGTGACGAGTTCGGCCTGAAGTCTGGCTATCTGCGTGACGAGCATCTTGCGGTGCTCGGCGTATTGTGCCGTCGGAATGACGGAAACAACCGTGTTAGACTCCTCTACCGTGTCTGCATCTATTTTTCTGTATGTCATCTCATCCTCCTTATTCGATATAGACGACCCCGCCGAATCTGACGTTGTTCGGATTGGTCGAGAAATTCGGGCACACAATTTTGATCTCAAAATAATGGTTCTGAGAAACCGAAATGCTCAGATCAGTTCTCGACACCGTATAAACGGCTGATGATAAATCCGCGTTACCAATTAGAGTGTCTGCGGAGTTGTTCACGCGGATATAGATAGGCACTTCCTCCGGCGTTCCCGTTGTGCCAGAGAAAATGAGGACGTAAACACACTTGATAGTCCCAGCTTTTGGAATATAAACAATACACCGTAGAGCTGTCGTCTGCGGAGCGACGCCCGCCATGCTGCCAAAAAAGTAGGTAGTGTTATCAGACATGGGGGTGAGGTTGCCAGCGATCAACGAGAGAGCATAGCCCATCCCGCTGGCGGCCGGAACGAGCACATCCCAAGCTGTGCCGTTGTGCTTTACGAAGAGATCTTCGTCCTTTACCCAGCAGACCAGGCCCTCGACCGGGGCGATAAAGACCCAGGTCGAACCGTTGTAGTACGTGATCGCGTTGTCGTGCCCGGCCCAACCGCCGGTCCCCGTGGCCTTGACGATATAGCGGTCGCCCTTGGCCGGACTCCCTGGCGGGCTGGAGAGGTCCCGGTCTATGACCTGACCCTGCCAGGGAAAAGCGTCAAGTTCTGCGGCTCGATACATGGCCATTAAAACTCCTTAAATGGTGAACAGTAAGCACTTATAGTCGGCGTCGTAAGCGGCCCGCCTCGTGTAGGCTTCCTTTACCTGCGCCGCGGTCGTGGCATTCCCGGCTCCATCATCTACCGCCTCGGCCTTGTCCACGATGTTGTCTGCGTCCGTATCGTAAACGGCCTTCGTCATGTCGCCGCCGCCCGGCGTGGCCCAGGTGTCATCGTCCTTGAGGAATTTTCCACTCGGTGTGCCGGTAGCCTTGACGCCGCCTCGTTTCGTCGTCGTAGGCGCGGCCAATCGGTCGCCATCGAGACTTCCCGAAGTGATTTCCGATGCTGCGTGGGCGTGGGTCTTTGGCTTCATGTCCAATTCGGCCCAGACCGCCCCACCATAATACATATACTTGGAGCCGGTTTGAAGATACGTCACCCAGCCGACGGCACCAGGAAGATCGAATAACCAGTTTGTCCCGTCAAAAGTGGCGATTGCCTCGTCATGGCCGGCCCAGACTCCCGTGCCAGTCGTCAAAACAATGTAGCGCTGCCCCTTGGCTGGAGAGCCCGGCGGGGCCGATTGATAGTTTATGACCGGGGGTTGCCACTCAAACTTTTCTAATGTCGGAATTCTGTATGTTGCCATAACGTCCTCCTTTTATTTCACGACCAGGAGGCACTTGAAGTCGACGTCGTAAGCGCCCCCAAGAAAATCGCTCGCGTGTTTCCCGTCAACCGTGTCGGCGTTTGCCGCCTGGTTGACCTTGCCGTCGTTGTCCGTATCGTAAACGGCCTTCGTCATGTCGCCGCCGGCGGACCCGGTTAGGCCGGCCTTATGGGTTCCCCGAGGGATGTTATGCTCGACGGAGAACATTCTAGACAGACGGGTCAGGCCGAGTTCCTCAAGCCTTGCGGCGATGATCCTCTGGATGTCCGGCTTATTCAGGTTGTTCATGTCGCCTGGACCCCTATGCCTTTTTCGCGGACGATGATTTCACAGTTGATACGCGAGAGCTTCACCTTGGCCGCTTCGGAATTGGTGAAGCGGAAGGAGAACGCCTTGCCCCGAATGGCCATGCCAAGGCGGACCTTGATGCTATCCCTGATCTCCGGGCTAAGGCCCGCCGGCGTGTTTCCAGGCAGAGATTTTTCATACGATGCCGTCCCCTTGAAATTCCGGTAGACCCTGAGGGAGAGGGTCATGCTTTCCGGGAGGATGTAGTCGAGGAACGTCCTGAAAATCTTGACCTTCGTCGGCGTCGTGAACCAGCCAGTCTGCACGTCCATCGTAATCCCGGTCCCGTCATCCGTGGTCGCATCCTCGTCAACCCGGTAGATGGACCCCGCCGAGGATCCTTGGACGAGGGCCCTGGACCCGAGGGAGTAGTCCGTTAGATTCATGGAGGTCGGGTTGTGGTTATAGGTGTCGAGGCCGAATGTCCAGCGGAGATAGTTAAAGACGATGACCGTGTCCGGTTCGGTGTTCGTTCCGGTCGGGACAGCCAGTCGGTACTCGCCTCTCTCGATATAGTTACCAGCGACGCACTTGTGGATGGCAGCCGAGTTGATGCTGGCCAGGGTCGTCTTCACTTTGGAAGAAATAGGAACATCTGTCTTGGCCAGACCGGATGGGGTGAGGATCTCGATTTTCTTGTGGTTCGACAGGAAGATGAGCATATCCTTCCCGCACCGGACCGCAGACCCCGCCGCTCCGAGACCGACGTCCTCAACGATCTTGTCGACGATGTAAGAATTGCCGCCCCGGGCGATCTTCCAAATCGAGGCCGCCTTGAAGGCCGAGAGTTCGTTTTCGAACTCCATTATTTTCAGGATCTTCCCGGCCTCCCTCTCCCGGCACGTGGCGTTATAGGTGATGTCGAACTGCTCAGGGGTGTCGAGGCCCGAAGGGAAGATGATCTCATCGTAACCCGGGACCCCGGCGACCCAGAGCCGGCCGTCCCACGTCTCGATGGTCATCCCCGGCGGAGGAGGGGAATTCCCGTAGCTCACCTCGTCGCCCAGGCCGGCGTCGTCGGTGTTGTCCGTGGCCGCGGCCGTCGTGTTATCGCCGATCTGGAAGGCCCACTTGTGGCTTGCCCCATCGGCCTCCGTCCGGTAGACGTTCCTGGCGGTAACGCTCGAGTCGGCAGAGACGGGGATCCCCGTGAGGCTCACGGATTGGCCGGCCACAACGGTCACGTCGACCGATGCCGGGGAGGGGCTGCTTTCGCAAGGGTAATTCCCGCCCCTGACGAAGGTCACGACGTAGGAATAGGTCCCGGCGATGTCCCCGGCGGCCCTCCAGATATAGTAGACCATCGCGGCCCCGAACTTCTGCGTCCAGTCGTAGGAACCGTCGATGTCGAAAAGATAGCCAGACGTCTCGGGGATGTCCTTGTCCATGCCGACCTTCACAAAGGCCGTGGCTGAGACGGCGAAGCTTCCATAGACGACGATGTAATAGATCGTCCCCTTGACCAGGGTCGGCTTCGTTCCGCTGAAGGTGAGGGTCTTAACGGCGAAAGTCGGGAAGGCGTCGAGGGTCGAGACATCTATCTCATCGGAAGCTTGACCAACCTGGTTCGTTGAGGAGTTTTTGCTCCCGGATGTCCCGGCCTGGGACTGATGGATTTCGGCCCAGATGTGTCCGGTCGGCGAGCCAAACTTGGACAGGTAGAGTTGGATCTTAGCGATGTCCCCGTCGAATGTGGCGACGAACGATTGAGCGAGGAGCGTCTGGGCCGCCGTCTCTTTAAGACCGTTGTAGACATCGAGGTTGGAGGAGGGGTATTCCGCGGCGTTTTGGTCGGCCACGCCGTATCCCCAAACCTCGAAAGAAAGGTCATGATCATATAAAACAAAAGACCAAAACGCGCTACTATTGATGGTAAAAGCCTCCCCGCCTTGCCAGTTATCAACCTGGTCCCATTTGACATATTTCGATGTGCTGATGGCGAAGTCCCCATAAAGCATAATGTAGTAGGTCTTTCCGGCCGAAAGCCTTGGCATGGAGGCGGTAAAATAAAAAATTTCGTTCCACGAATAGGGGCACTGTTCTAGGTTGCTAGCGTTTACGTTATCCGACGCCAACCCAACTATGTCAGCAGAACCATTCTTTGTGAGCGACGTGGCCTTTTGAAAAAAAACCTCTTCGCCTATGGATGAGGACCTCCCGGAAGGAATAGCATCGTGGATAACGACCGTATCTGCGTCGGTGATGGAATCTATGATGCTCCAATGGATCGTTCGAGGGTTTACGGGGTCGGCATCGAGGGCTATTGCGATCTTGTCTTCAACTACCATTCCCGTAGTGCTGACGACCTCGATAGTTGTATTCCCTGAGTTGGCCTTAACTCGAATTGTCGTGTCCCCCCTGGAGTGAATCTCGACCCACAGAGACCCGATAGGCGAGCCGAGCTGGCAAAGAGGAAGAAGGACCTTACAAACATCAATTTCTTTCTCGACCGTAAAGGATGAAGCGAGCACGACCTTATTCGCAGAATACCGAAGAGTATCTTTTGTCGGTACCGGGTCCCACCCGGAATTTGCAACAAGCTCAGGCTCGCCGGAAACGTCGGGAGGACCGTTTACCTCGAATATCAGGTCCGCGTTATCGTTCCCGGACCAAACCATGCTCCCGTTGACCTCGTAATACTTTCCATCCTCATAGCCAGGAGAACTTGAATCGAAGCCGACCAGTGCATAGGCCGAGGGACTTACCGTAAAATCACCATAGACGACGATGAAATAGGTTGAGCCAAGCTCTAGGGCGGGCTTCGTTCCGCTGAAGGTGAAAGTGGCCGAGGAAAAAGCATTCGTAAGCGTCGAAACGTCCACATTGTCTGAGGCCTGGCCAACTATTCCCGTTGAGACGTTTTTCGTCCCGGACGTCCCGGCTGTCCCGCTGTGGATCTCGACCCAGATATTTCCAGTTGGACTGCCGACCTTGCGGAGCCGGAGCTCCACCTGGGAAACATCGATAGCCTTCGTCGCCTTGAAACTCTGGGCGATAAGCGTCCTGGCCGCGTCTTGGCGGAGTTCCCCAAGGTAGTCGACGTTGGTCTCATCGTACTTTTCCGCCAGGACCTCGCTTCCGGACGAAACGGCCTCGACCATCGGGGCCTCCGTCGGGGCCTCGAGGCCGGGGTAGAGGCCGACGCCGCTCCTGACCATGATGGGCTTCTCGTACCCCCCGATGAAGGTCAGGCCCTTGTGCTGGGCGATCTGGACGGGAGACACGGCGACTTTCGTCGGCGTGAAAATCGACCCCCAGGACCCGCCGCTCTTGAGTTGGATGTCATCCTCGAGGCAAGCCAGGAGCCTCGTCTCGTCTGTCTCGTTGATGCCGTAGACCCCCAGGACCTTTTTCGTGAAGGTATGGAGCTTGACCGTCCCCGGCCGCCTTTCGAAGCTCTTGGCATCGTCGCAGACCCGGGCATTATTGAACCGGAGAAAATCGTTCACCGGGACCTTGTCCGGCGGGGCGGCCTGGTTGAGCGACCCGGAAAAATCATCGAGCGTGAACTCATCCCGCAGGGTGATCCGGGGCTCGGGACGGTTATAGGTCATCGAATGTATCCCCCTCTAAAAATCTCCCCTGTCGGGACGAGGATGCTATGCCTGGCCATCTGGACTCCCGAGAGGTTCCAGGCTATATCGAAAAGGAGGTCTTGCTTGCGTTTCTCGATGTCCGCCGGCGATCTCTCGTTGGCGATCATGGCGATGAGAGCCGCCTCGTAGGCGATGAGCGGATGGGCGATGGCGTTGAACCCCGGCGTGGCGACATTGGGAGAAACGTCCGAGGTGTCGTGGTTGAGGTCGGGGAATTTCTTGACGTAGACGACCTTGTATCGGTCTGTCGCCGTCTCTTTCGGAGGAGGAGAGAGTTCGACGTAGCCGGCCTTCTCCTGGCCCCAGAGGATAGGGTCCGTGTTGGGGATATTCGACATGAGGGCCAGGTCTTCGCTTCCCGGTGAGAAAAGGACCGGGAGCCGGCCCTCGGTCGTTTTGTTTCTGATGATGGTGACGACGGCGAGGCAATCGTCGATGTCCCAGTCTTCGCTGATGTCGTAACTTGAAACGCCAGCCTCGACATCAACCAACGCCGTCCCCTGGAACATCCAGGGAAGGAAGGAGGCCAGGGCGAGGGTGGCCTTGTCCTTCGCCGTGTTGATGAGGCTGTCGAGCTGCGGCTCCGTGAACGTGCCATCCGGGTAAGGCTCTGGCTCGTCGATGAGCAACCTGACCAGCGACCGGATTTCGGCTCTTATCATCTCGCCCTCCTTGGTTATGGTCAGGGCGAGGAGAACGGTCTCCCCGCCCTGCCAGAGTTTCTACTCCCCTGCCTTGAGGACCGCCCCGATAGAGAACGTGAAGTTGGGGGTGGTCCCGCCAAGGGCCCAGGTGGCGGCGAGGTCGGCCCCGAGGTTGCCCGTGAGGACCTTCCTTTCCGTGGTCACGCCGGTAGCCTGGGTGAACGAGACCAGCGTAAACCATTTGCCCGAGATCGGGTCCTTCGTGACGATGACCACATTGAGGGTCGGGCTGCTCCCCGAGGCGGCGGTCACGTCCAGGAAGAACTCGCCTTCCTTGAACTGCTTGACGTTGACCGGGGTCGCCTTGGAATCGCCGCTCGCGGTCACGGCCCCGCTGGCCTTGAACGTGGCATCCCAGGCGCGGATGGCGACGAGTTCGTTTTTGTTCTTCAGAGTTTCATTGCCCATGATCGCCTCCCTTCAGACCTTCAGGACCGCGGAGAGAGAGAAGGTAACCGAGGTCGCGGCACCGATGGTCCAGACGCAAGCGACGTACGCGCCGAGGTTGGCCGCGACGGTCTTCATTTCGGTAGTGACATCGGACGCCTGGGTGAAAGCGACAAGCGTGAACCACTTGCCGCTGACCAGGTCCTTCGTGAAGACCGAGATGTTGAAGGTCAGGGTTCCCGCCTTGGCGGTCAGATCCAGAAAGAAATTGGCTTCCTTGAACTGGCTGACCCGCTGCGGCGTCGACTGAGTGTTCCCGCCGGCCGTAATCGTGCCGCTTTTGATGGTGACGCTTATCGCCCTTTTCGCCCGAAGCTCATTGACATTTAAGAGTTGATCTCCCATTTTTATCCTCCGTAAACGAAAGTCTTTTGAGTCTTGAATTTCCAAATCTTCTTGAAGAGCTCGCATACGGCATGGTGCCTGAATCTCACGCCCGCCTTGGCCTTGAGGAACTCTTCCTCGTCCATCGCATCACACATTTTCTCGACCGAGAATCCATGAGGGCCATAGAACTTGTTCTTTTCATAGAACGTCCTGCGGATGACGGACACGATCCGCGGGTCGAGCTCGAGGGCCCGTCCTCGGTCGTCCTCAAGGATGATCTCCACGATGTAGTGCTTCCCCGTGGTCGGGTCGTACTCGGTAATGCCCGGAACCCTGCGGGAGAAGTCTTTGACGATCATCCATTTGCCGTAATTCGGGAACCACTTGGGATAGAGTTCGGGGTCGGAGAGGCGTATCTCCTTTACGATGGCCGGGTCAGGCTGCCGTTGCATTTGTCCTCCAGAAGATCAAGAAGGGGGAAGGGGGCTTCCCCCTTCTGTCATTCTGTCAATCTGTCACCGTCAGCTCGAGGGCTCGTTGAGGTCCGAGAGTTTGAAGCCGACCGCCTTGCGGAACCCGGTTCCGAGGTTGGCGAAGATATGACCTTCGGCCACAAACTCGTTCTTTCCGGCGACCTTCTGGAGAATCCCGCCGGCGTCGCCCTTCTCCCAGGTGATCTCCTGCCCGACCTTCGTGACGTAGAGGTTGAGCATGGCCTCGTCGAGGCCATAGAGACACCCATCAGGAACGTACTTGTCCGGGACCAAGGCGAGTTCCTTGCCGTCGTAGATGTACGGAAGGCCGGACCAGCCACCCCACATGACCTTCTGATTGACGAGCGCCTTGAAATTTTCGAGGTAGGAGGCCCAGACGCGCCGGACCTTGTGCGTCCCCAAGAGGACGCTGACCCGGCTGAAGGGGTCGACCTCGTCCATGCAGGCCGTGATGAGATCCTCGGTGAGATCTCGCTTAACGCCGCCGTTGCTGTTGACGTAGCACTTCCAGTTGGCGTCGGTGGCGACGAGGAGGGCCTGGAGGCCGGCCGAGGCGTTCGGCAGGGGCGGATCGGTGTCGCGGATCATGCCGTCGAGGCCCATCATTTCGCCGAGGCCTGCGCCTTCCGTGGCGGTGTAGACGTCTTCCTGCTTGACCACGGCGTTGTCGGCGATCGTCTGAGCGACCGTGAACTTGAACTGCGTCGGGCTATCGATGGACAGGACCTCTCCGCTGTCGACCTGCTTCGTGGCCCCGTTGTAAACATCGAGAAGCTGGCCGACCTTCAGGAACTTGGTCGCGTCGGCATAATAGGGGCTGTCGACGATGACCGTCTGCGACGCGCTGACCGCACCGTTGACGACGCACAGGTCGCCCGCGCCGGCCAGCATGAGCTGGCGCGAGAGGTCGTCGGCCTGGGTGATGAAGAGGCCCTTCTTCTCGAACTCGATGGGGTCCATCGACGCCCCGCTCTTGGCCGCGAGCTCCAGGCTGAAGCCGTCGAACTGCATGGTGAACATCTGGGCTCGCTTCATATAGACGAGATGGAACTGGGGCGTGGACGATTTGGCGAGCGGGTAGCCGGAGTTCGAGGAGGCCCTGGTGGACGTGCCTCCCGCCGACATGAGCTTCTGCTTGGCGTAGAGGCCGTGGGCCTCGATCTTGTCGCTCTTCTTGAGCCTGGCCCAGAGCTTCGACAGGGAAACGATCTCCGCGATGACCCCGGGGCTGAGGAACTCGTTAAAGAGCTTTAATTGCTCTGCGATAGTGAACATGGGATTTTAGCTCCTTGCTAGAATTTGGAGGTTTCACCTCCCTTAGCGAGGCTCCGCTTGTAACGTTCCATAGCGTCTTCGACGCCGGTGAACGGCTTCTCCTCTTCCTTCGCCGCTCCGCCGACCCCTCCCGGGGCGGCGCCGGCCGGGGACCCTACGGGGGCCTCTTCGGCCTTGGCCTTATCGGCGAGGTACTTGGCGATGACCTCCTGGCGTCTTTTTTCGGAGATGGGTTTCGATTCGAGGTAGATGGTCTCGTCTTCGTGGGATTTTTTCATCGCGGAGGCGGCATTGTAGCTGGCCTTCCCGGTCTTCTCTTCCTGGAGCTCCAGGAGTTTCCAGACATCGGATTCCCGGGCGTTGGGGAACTCGGCCTTTTTGGCGTTGATCTGCGACTTGAGTTCCTGAACCTCCTTTTCGATGGCCCCCGTGACGAAGAGCCCAGCCGTTCTCTTGAGGTCCTCCTCGGTTTTCTTGACCCTCTCCTTGAGTGCCTTCACCTCGGGGTCGGCCAGCAGATCCTCTTCGGTCTCCTTTTCCGCGACGGCGGGGGGAGTTTCGCCCGGCTTCCCGAGTTCCTTGATGATGAGCCGTCCTTCCTTCATGGCGAGGTCGATGGCCTCGAGGATGCCGAGTTGCGAATCGACCAGTTTCTCTTTGGCGTTCAACGTCTCGGCCCGCTGGCTGGCATGGTAGCCGTGTTCGACGTACTGCCGGATCTTGTCCGGGTCAGACTCCGAAAGGTCCTTGTCGTCGGCCCGGAAGACGAGAGGCGTTGGTTCGCCTTTTTCGTTCACAAGCCGGAAGGTCGGACCTTTTTTCTCGACCACTTCGCCAGCCGGTTTGCCCTTGTCCGCGGAGCCTTCGATGGACTCGGGCTTCTTTTCTTCAGCCTTGACCTCGCTGGCGGCCGGGACCTCTTTTTTCTCGGTCTCGGCGGCCGCTTTGGCCTGGCTCTCTGTGAACATGCTGAAAGCTTCGCCGACACCGGAGGGCGACTTCGCTTGTTCCGTGCCCGGATTAGCTTCGGTTGACATGATGAATTAGCCTCCTATTTAGGTTTTTTTGTGGTCCCTTTCGGGGCCTTTTTCGGCTTCTCTTCGACCGGAGCCTTCGGCTCTCCGGGGCCCTCGGCCTTCGCCTCGAGGGCGATCTTGTCACCTTCGGGAAGGTCGAGGGGGATGGCCCCCATCGCCTTCATTTCCACGTCGCTGAAGAGGCGAGGGAAGAAGGGCTCGGCCTCGGGGAAGGGGATCAGAGTGATGCCCTCCCGGACATGGTAGGGGACCTTTTTGTTCCGGACGTAGGCCTCGACGATGGCCTCTATGTAACCCTGATCCTTCAGCCTCTCGGCGGTCTCTTTGATGGTCAGAAATTTTTCTATCATGGTGTCTCTCCTTGCGGATTATTTACGCTTCGCCCCCCGCCATCTGGGCCATGAGGGCCTCCAGCAATTCAGGCGGGACACCCCCACCGCCCCCTCCATCCGGAGGAATCGGCATACCGCTGACGCCGGGAAGGGGAGCGGCCATCTCCGCCCCGGGAAGCGGGGCTGTGCCGGGGACGCCCGGCTGTGTCGGTTTCTCGACTGGAGACGGGGCCATCATAGCCAGGAACTCTTTATGCTGGTTGAGCCTCTGGATGATGAATCCCTGCGTTGTTTCATCGAGCGACTCGAACTCCTCGCCCTTCCGAAAGTCGTTGAAGAACTTGTAGGAGAACTCATGGTTGTCCGACGGGTCGGCCGGAATGAATTTCTTCTTTGTGACCATCTGCTCGACGTGCCGTGTGCATTGGTACTCGTCGGCCTTGTCTTCCTTGAGCCAGCCCTCGACCCCTTTGAAGCGCATGATCTCGAGGGCCTGTTTCGCGTCGATGGCCCGCATCTCGACGAACTTGATGGCGATGTCCTCGCGCCGCTTCCGGGACGTGAAGATGTCGACACCGGGAACGACCATGATGTCGGTTGAATCGCGGAGGTCCGAGCCGATGAACGACCGCACCGCCGGCAACTTGCCCTTCCCCAGGTTCTTGATGAGCCGCGGCTCCTTGTAGTGTTTCTTCGCCAGGGACAAGCGGACCCTCATGCAGTAGATGAGTTCGGAATCGATGTTGATGAGGCCGGGCTGCATGACGGAGGCATCCGCGCCCTTGAGGCTTTGAAAAAGCTGGTTGGAGGGCCGGGAGGCGTATTTCGGGAGTTGACCGTAGGAGGTTTTCCTGACCGATGTTTCTATTTCAAACTCGCCCTCGAGCATCTGGCTATACCCGAGGCTTGACTCCGGGAGTGCCGGCGGATTCTGCCAATAGGGGGCCCCGACCCGAGGATTATAGGTGATGAAGTCGACGCCTCCCATGCGCTTGAAGGCCTGCTCGTCGCCGGGGCGGAGGGAGCCGAAGGGGAGAAGGCCCTTGGCCCGGAAATTCTGAAAATGCTCGTCGACCATCGAAAGGTGGCGGTTGATCTGCCGCTGCGGGGTTTGACCGATGGCGACCATTGACTCGTCGAACTGCGTCCCGATAATGGGAATCCCGCTCTTGAAATGCGCGTAGTTGCACTTCGCTTCCGGCGTCGGGTTGTCGCCGTTGTAGAGGATCATGTCGTTGGCGATGACCATGAACCGGCCCTTCGGCCTTTCGGCATTGGCGAACTCCCAATACTCCTTCCTCACCGCCGACGGCTCCTTGGGCGTATCGATGCCGTGGCGCGTGAAACGGTTTTGCTCGAATCCTTGGTAGCCCTCGTTGCTGATGGAGTTCTTGTCGAGGCCGAAATCGAGCTCAATGGACCTCGTCGGGACCCGCTTCCCTTCGACGACGTATCGCCATTCCTCCCGGCTCATGGCGTGGGGGTCGGGCCGGAAATTGAATGGGCTGACAACGGCGAAGTCGAGATCCCCGTCGACGGGAACGACCTTGCCCTTCAGGATCGAGAGGCCTCGGAGGTTCTTGTTCCACCATTCCTTCCAGTAGCAGTTGCCGAGGAGGAGGATGAGGAGCTTCGCTTCCATGAGCTTGCGCTGTAAATCGCGGTCATGGTTCGTTTGCTCGATGATGATGGAGCCGACGGCGGCCGCCCGGCGGTCGTCGGACTCCTCGGTCGCCCCGATCGTGTAGAACTCGTGGTCGAAGATGAGGTCGCCGTGCTGCTGGCGGATCATCGGCAGGATGCGGTTGTAGACGTTCTTCACCTCACGGTCGACGAAGGCCGAGACATCGAACCACTCGGAATGCTTCTTGCCGGTGACGTAGCCGTACTGGTCGCCCTCGAACCAGCGGATGTACTCCTGGTACTTGTTGTAAAGCGACAGGAAGGCATGATTCTCCCACTCCTCCTGCGTCCGGTCGAAGGCCTCCTTCATCGGCCCCTCGGCCTTCGTCCCTTTGATCGGCGTGAACTTCTCGGCCATTGTCAGAACCCCTTGGCCCGCTCGAAGGCTTCTTTCTGGGCGGAAGTCAGCTCCACGGTCTTGTTCTTTTCTTTCCTGATATCCTCGAGGACCTGCTTGTTGTGCTCGACCTCGAGCTCATGGCCATCCCGCCAGTAATGAAAATCCTCTAGGCTTTTCGAGGCCAGCCGCAGATGGAGGTCCTTCGTCTCCGCGACATGGCTCTTGATGAGGAGGATGATGATGGCCCCGAAGACGACGGCCTCGATGGCTGCGACGAACGCTATTGCGAGCATGGCTGTCGCCTTTGCCAGTGGTAGTCGGTATGTTCCGAGTTATTGGGAAAGAGCCTCAGTTTTTTAATTCGGTCGTCGTCCTTTTTGCCCTTGTGGTGGACAACTTCCTCCGGCAAAAGAAACCTGCCCAGATGACCTTCCATTACTAGCCGGCCTCTTCTGACGTAGCCCCCGCCATTGGCGAAGGGATGATCTGGGCGTTTCAGCAAGACATATCCGCCGGCGATGGCCTTACCGCCCTTCCAATTAGAATTATTCTTCCCCGCGTGTGTTCCCGCCCGTGCATTCGGTCGAGGTCGTCTCATCTTTGCCTTCGCTTCTTCGGTGTGTTTGTGACCAAGGAGAGCCGCCGAAATCTTTGCACGATGCTCTGGGGTATGCTTGTGACCGAGATGCGCGGCCGACATCTTGGCGAGAGACTCCGGATTGTGCTTACGGCCCGCGAAGCCTTTGCTTATCGTCATCACCACATCCCCCTGATCTGCTGTGCCGCGGTCGGCTGGTACGGCTGGAACTGCCGGTCCTTGGCGATCTGCTTGGCGAACTCGTTAAGCCGAATGTCCTCCTCCGATGGAGCCTCGACCTCCTTCGGGATGAGGCGGAGATCGAGTTGATGAGCCAGGGTGTCGAGGATCCCAGTCTCCTGTCCTTTCTTTCCGCGCCGATAGCCGGTCAGCTGGGCTTCGTACTTGTCGAGGCCGGCCCGGCTCCTGACGCGCTGGCTCTCATAAAGGCCCTGGAGCGGCAGGATGCGGGCCTCGCGGGTCCGGCCGAGAAGCCGGAGCGGGACGAGCGGGATGTCCGGGCGGGAGACTTGGAGTTCCTGGACGAGATAGATGCCGTATTTTTCCCATTCGACCCCGACCTGGTCGATGCCGCGGCCGTCCTTGAGGGACTTGTCGTAGAGGCCGCAGACTATTTCCTTGAGCGAGAGGACGTCGACCTTCATGTCGTCGGCGTAGTCGATGTGCATGATGCCGTCGGAGTCCCACTCGCAAATGGAGATCGCCGTCGGGGTGGATTGGGCGGAGGTCGTGCCGGAACAATCGACGACGATGTTGCGGGAGTAGTATTTCGGCAGCTCCTCGAAATGCTTGATGAGGAGGCCGGGGAAGACTTGTTCGTCGTCGGCGAGGATCTGGCCCTCGTACATCCTGGCGTAGATAAGCGACCCCTGCTTCCGATGCTTTCGGGCGAGATAGGCCTCGTCGAGCTTTTCGGGGAAATTCAACTCGCCCTTCTCGTTCCTGACGAAACAGGAGAAGACCGAATAGCCCGTCGTCGAGACAAACATGGCGGGGCTTTTGCGGTGGAGTTTGGAGTAGTCGAAATGTCCGTCCGGGTCGAGGATGAGACCAGATATGTCGTCCGGTTCCCAGGGCGTCTCGAAAACCCACTCCCAGCCGCCCTCGGCGATGAGCGACTCGCCCTGCCGCCACCTTTTCATGGCCCATTTTCGGAGGTCGACCGTGGCCGAGTTGACCTCGTTCATCAGGTTGTCGTTCCAAATGCCAAGGTAGTGACGGCCAGTGAGAGACTTTCGAAGAGAACCCGTGTCGATGCCGACCCGCCGCCAACGTATCTGCTCCGAGTTCCAGGCCTCGGCGTCAGCGCGTTTGGCTGGGACATAGCCGGAGAAGAACGCTTGGATGAGGTCGTTCGTCTCGACCTCGTACTCGATCTTCGTGATGTGTTCGATCGACAGTTTCTCGTCGCCCGTGACGATCCCCAGGAGGGCCTCGTCGGCGGCGTAGGAATGCTTGAGAAATTTCTGGATAAGGCCGCCACGGCCGATGGTCGACTTGAGAGAGTCTCGGCTCATCAGAAGGAGCTTCTGGAGGTTGGGGTCGGCCACCAGCCAATCGCAGAGCTTTCGGTGGATGCGATTGAGGTCGCGGTACTCGACTTTCTTGCCGCGCCTGAGGACGAAGGCGCAGACGAAGAAGAGGTCCTCGAGAGTACGCTCGATAAAATCCTTGGGCGACCGGATCTCCTCCGGAAGCCGGCCCGTCGAGGTCAGCTTGTCGATGTAGGCTTCCTGGTCGCGGAGCTTCATCCGAGCATCTCCCGGTTGAACTGCTGAGCGGCGAATTTACGGAAGTCGTGGTGGTAAATGAATTCTCTCCAGAAGGCTTGCCGCTTCCAGGAGGGCTTATCGACCATGAGTTTGTCGGTTCGGCGAACGATCCCCCAGGCCCACCGCAACTTACGGAACCACCACCAGACCCTAAGCGCCTTGAATACTCGCCTCAAGGACGGCCTCCTTCCTCATGCGACGGTATTTCCCGAGGGCTTCGTGATCGGCCGATGTCAGATGAATGGTCACAATGCGCTTATCGACCTGCTTATGGATCTTCGTCTCGGGCCGGAGGTCATGGAGGTCGATCGCCTCCCGAAGGAACCGGGCGATGGCGTTGTAGTCCTTGGGGATGTAGGCCGAGCCGTCCTTCCTCATCCTAGCCCCCGCCGTGGGATGCTCGGCCTCGACCCCCTCGGCGATGACCGTGGCGATCTTGTCGTAGCTGACCCCGGCCTTCTCCAGAGCCTCGGCGATGCGCTGGCGGATGAAGGGCTTGGAGAGCACGTTGTCGATGGCCTGGCCGCTTGTCGTGGGGGAGTAGCCGGCGGCGACGGCGCACGCGGCCTTCTTCGACGGATCGAGCTCGGCCTCGATGTAGTTCTTCATGGCGTCACGCTGGCGCATCGTCAAGAGCCGTATCTCGGACTTGGGGATCTTGCCGAGGAGTCCCTTGCGGCGGAGCTCCTCCTTTTTCGGCTTGCGGCCGCCGAAGCGATGGGACTTGCGATAATCTCTCGCCCCGACGATGACCGGGGTCCCGTCCTTCGCCTTCGTGATTCTCACTTTATCTCCTCACGACACGCTCCTGACTCGCAGTTCTCATACCATATCTATAATAACACACGTTTAATATTACATTGTCAAGACGTGCTTTCTTGACAACAGGCGCTTTAGGGCCGATTATGTGAGGATGAGCGAAGACAGAGCCCCTTACAAACGTCCCGGCCAGCCCGAAGAAAATTCTTTATTGGACCGCATGAGCCGCGCCCTTCAGGTTCACAAGGAATGGATCTGGAACGACGGCCTGAGGATCCTCAAGCTCGCCCACCGGATCGAGAACCTCGAAAAAGAGATGGCCGACGTGAAGGGGATTCTCGAGCGAATCACCAAGCCGGGGGCGAACTGATGACCCTCGCCAAGGCCAGGGTCGAGGCCAACGGCTTCTTCAAGGACGCCCGACTAGAGGTTCGTTCCGGCAGAAGGTCGACTAGGTCGGCAGCGGAAATACTCATCGCCGTCTTCTGGCAACTCAGCCGTCAACTCGGGGGTCGGGATAAGATCCTGTTCCAAAATTGGTTCGACAAGAAACACGATGCGCTCGGGAAGGAGCTCGGGGCGATGCCGTCGAGGAGGGGAGGATGAGCGAAATCCGCATCAGTAGAAAGCAGCGCAGGGCCATTAAGTTCATCCTGATCGTGACGGCCGCGCTCTTGCTCCTGGGGCTGATAATTGATGCGGCGGGACAGGCCTGGAGTCCGACCCAGCGCACAATCAATGGAACCGCCTACAATCTCGACCCGATAACCTCCTGGCACTACTCGGGCGCAGTTGGCGAATCTGGGGGACCGACCCCGTTTATCAGTTTTATCTCCGCCCTCTTGCGCTCGCCCCGCCTTTACATCGCCGGACTGCTCGTCGGCCTGGCGGTGTTCGTTGGACCCAAGGATGAAAAAGCATGAAGAGATTGAACGCACAGGAAAAGAAAGCCGCCGCGGAGCGCGAGAGGCTGAGGGATGAAAAGAAGGAGCAGATCCTACATTTGGCACTCGATACAGAAGGCAACCGGGCCATAATGGAAGGCCTCCTGATTTACAGCATCGACCGAGCATCCAAGACGGCCGATAAGCTGTCGCGGAGACTATTCTGGCTCAATATGCTCATCCTCATCATCGGCACGGCGGCTCTCGTCGTGGCCGGCTATGAGGTGTTTTTCAAATGACGAAGAGCCCCCGCCGCCTTAGCCCCTGGCCCGATGGCCTGGTCACGGTCACCGACCTCGCCGCCAGCCGCGAGTACGACCGCATCCTCGGCCTCCTCCGCTCCGGCGACCTCAAGGCCGACCCGACCCTCATTGTCTTCACCACCGACGGCCTCCTCCAATTCGCCCGGGCCGACCTCATCCCCTTCTTCCATTGCTCCGGGGAGAGAGTCGAGGAGCTCCTCCAATATTGGACGGGTGATGCGGAGGACCCATGCTGACCAACGCCCCTGAATTCCTGGCCAACCTGGCCGCGACTCTGTACGAGGAAGACCCTATCTATTTCGACGTGAAACGCCTCATGCCGGAGGCTGTCAAAAACTATATCGAGGCGGAGGTCAGAAGGCTATGGCGAACCCTCGTACCAATTCCTGTCCGACCTCGAGTAGACCCGGGTCAAGATGGGCCTGAGTAGGATTCAATAGTGAAAAGTTTAGAGATAGATTTTGATGAATGAAATTTTATTGGGAAAAAATAGTGCGGATGGAGCGAGGGTAATGTGTGAGGGGGGGGGGCTGTTTGAAAGTGTCCAGTGGGGGGGCCTTCGTTCTTCTTCATCGATGGGGACGCGCCGCGCCCGCCTGTCCTCTGCGGGATACAATTCCCGGTCGCATAACAGAGATTATGTCCACTAAGCCCACGTAATAGACCCTCTCTCACTCATCCCGACCCGCTGGGGCCTCGCCTTGCCTTCATCCTCTGCCCTCTGCCGTTGATCGCCCGCTACCTGGACCCTCTCCCCGTACAACAAACCCTCACCCCCTCTCTTATATAATCTATTATATATAATATATAAGCCCACATCATTAATATCTATATCTTTATTCTTTAACCTCTCCCTTTCTTTTCCATCCCTCAATAAATCTATAATTATCTCCCGCCCGGGATGTCCCCGGCTTGACAATAGGACGCCCCCGCCCGATTATATATATGCCATGTATCAACCCACCTTAGAGGGAACCGGGACCCCTGAAACCCGGACAGGTCAACGGCCGCGCCCGTCGCGTCCGCTTCCCTTCACCCTTCGAATCGCCGAGCTGCCCGCGCCCATCGCCGGCGCCCCGGCCCTCCATTCCTCCGCCGAGGTCGTCGACTACATGCGACCACAGATCGGCGCTGCCGACCGCGAGACCTTCGTCATCCTCCACGTCGACTGTAAGAACCAGGTCCTCGACGTGGAGCTCGCCGGATTCGGTGACGTCGACTCCTCGGCCGTCTACCCCCGCCAGGTTTTCAAATCCGCCCTGCTGCGCAATGCCTGCGCTCTCATCTTCTGCCACAACCACCCCTCGGGCGACCCCGAGCCCTCTCTCTGCGACCGCGAATTGACCCGCGACCTCGTGACCGGAGCCCGCGTCCTCGGCATCAAGGTCCTCGACCATATCATCGTTGGCCGGACCGCCGCCTTTTTTTCTTTCGCGGACCAAGGCTTGATTGACGACTACGCCCTCGCCGCCCCCGCCCTCGGCCAGGTCCGCGAGGACCCCGACGACTACGACTATGCGCCCGTCGATGGGGTCGGCTTCGCCGACCCGGGGGGCCGGTCCGCCCTGCGGGCCGCGACCAAGCGCAACCCCCGCAACCTGCCCTGCCCGACGTGCCACCGGGCGAACCGCCTGACCCCGCTCGACCGCGCCCACGGCTATCAGTGCGACGACTGCGCCGACCGGGCCGAAGGCTACGGGGATTGACCATGAGCCGCACCGCCCACACGACCCCCGGCTTCCCCCGGACCCTTCGGGGTCCGAGGGGAGGCCGCCACATCGCCCCGACGCCCTGCGTTGAGTGCGTCGGCTTCACCTCCTGCCGCCCCGGGACGTGCTCGGCCCCCTACGGCTGCGAATCTTGGGTTGACGAGGACGGCCGCCGCGTCGACCTCGACGACCCGCTCGACCTGGCCGCCCTCGACGAGCCCGACCCGGACGACCCTAACCCCTACGCTCCCAGCCCGGCCACGCTCGCGGAGATCTCCGGCGTCTTCCCGACCGACGACAACGCCCCCGAGCCGGACGGGGGCGGGTTCACCTTCGAGACGATGGGCGGACTTGTCAAAGGAAAATGCGGGACTGCCGACCGCATAGCTGCCGCCCTCCCGGCGGTCGCCGCGGTCCTCGACGCGAATACCGAACCGCTCGACGCCGACCGGCCCGGGTCCATCGCCCACCGCTTGATTGAACTCAACGACCCCGGC